AAATCAGAAGGTAAAACAAAATATAAACCAATAATAGGAAAGGCTAAGGATTTAGTATAATGGCAATAGGAAGATCACAGATATCAAAACAAATAGAGGGTAAACTACGTGGTGCGAGAGACGAGAAAGAAAAAAAGAAAAAAGTTAAACTTGCTATCAAACGTAAGAAAAACCCACTAGCCAAGACATTTACTGCCTAGTCAAAAAATGTTATAATCTTGCATGACTAAATTATGTGCAAGAGGCAAATCAGCTGCCAAAAGAAAATTCAAAGTTTACCCCTCTGCATATGCAAATGCTTATGCATCTAAAATATGTGCAGGCAAAATTAAAGACCCATCTGGTACTAAGAAAAAAGATTGGGGACCTAAGAAAGCAGTTATGGGCACATTGGTAAGAAAACTTGCAAAAAATGTTTATGGTAAAAAAGAATCACAAGCAGAACCTAACTCATCTTCATATAAATCATCTTCATTTATGGGATCTCCTCTAATAAATTTATATCAAAAAAAAGTTAAACCATTAAAAGCAGCTAACGGTATATCGGTTGAAAAACTTAAAAAAGAAGCACAAAAAATTATAGATAATTTTCCAAAAGAAAAAATTTATAATTATAAAAAACCAAAGAAAAAGCCATATACAATTGTTAAACCAGACAGAGCAATGATGTTAGACACCACTACAAATGCTAGTGGAGCAGCAGTTCCTTTACAGAAAATGTGTGGAGGCGAGGTACGTGGAACAGGAGCAGCGATTAGAGGCAAAGGTTTCAAAGGCGTATTCTAATGAGTCTTAAAAAATGGTTTAATGAAAAATGGGTTGATATAGGATCACCTAAAAAAGATGGAGGATACAAAGAATGTGGAAGAAAATCTGCAAGTGGATCAAAAAGAAAATACCCCAAATGCGTGCCTGCTGCAAAAGCAGCCCAAATGACAAGCTCAGAAAAGCGTTCTGCTGTTGCAAGAAAGAGAGCAGCCGGTAATCCTGGAGGCAAACCAAATAATGTTAGCACCTTTACCAAGAAGTATTATGGTGGTATGATAGAAATCTAAGGAGAATTATGGCAGAGAAATTATCAGATAAATTAAAAGGATTATTCAAAAGAGCCGATACCTATTTGGGTAAAGCAATTGAAAGAAAACCAAAAATCACAAAAGCTATGGGTCCATCTCAAACACAATATAAAATGTTTAAAGCTGGACAGAAAACTAAAAACTTAATGAAAGGTCTTAGTTTAACAAAAAAATTTGATCAACCTGCTAGTGCATCAAAAGCTTTAATTACTGCAAGTGCAGCTAAAAAAGCACGTAATATTGGTAAGCTTAAAACTATAGGTAGAATTGCAAGTAGAGCTGCATTACCTGTTGCTGCAGGATTTGAAGCAGCTAATCTTGCTTATAAAGTTGCAACCTTATCTCCTGAAAAAAAAGCTAAGATTAAAAAATTAAAAACAGAATTAAGTAAAAAATCAACAAAACAATCTCATGCAGATTTATTAAAAATGAGTACAGGAGGAGACACAATGTTAACAGGTGGACAAAAAAAATTAGATAAAAATAAAGATGGTAAAATATCTGGTGAAGATTTTAAAATGATGAAAAAAGTTGCAGGAGGTGCCGCTATTAAAGGCATGGGTGCAGCTAGAACTTCTGGGATGGGTTTACAAGATGAAGAATTAATTCCTGGAAAATCTATGGATTATCATAAAGATATTCTTTAATGAATTATGGCTACGTCAGGAACTACAGCATTCGATCTTCAGATCGATGACATTATTGAAGAAGCATACGAACGATGTGGTATGCGAACTAATAGTGGGAATGACTTACGTAGCGCAAGAAGAAGTTTAAATCTTTTATTTTCAGAGTGGGGCAACAGAGGTATTCATCTTTGGAAAGTTCAACTTAATGAACAAGCTTTAACTGCTGGAACTGCAACTTATACTGTTGCAACAGATGTTAATGATGTTCTTGAAGCCTATATCTCAACTACAAACGCAGCAGGAAACACTTCATCCACAAATGATATTGCATTAACAAAAATCGATAGATCAGCTTATGCTGCACTTCCAAACAAATTACAAACAGGACAACCCTCACAATATTATGTTGATAGACAAACAACACCAACTATAAGTTTATATTTAGCTCCTGATGCAACAACTTACACAACATTAAAATTTTACACAATTAACAGAATTGAAGATGCAGGTGGCTTTACAAAAACACCTGATGTAGCTTATAGGTTTTTACCATGTATGTGTTCTGGCCTAGCATATTATTTATCACAAAAAAGAGCACCAGACAGAATACAATTATTAAAACAATTATATGAGGACGAATTAATTAGAGCATTAAATGAAGATGGCTCTAGAACTTCGGTTTATATTTCTCCTCAATCATACTTCCCTGGAGGCGGATAATGAGTTTCGCAACTGGAAAAAGAAGTCAGGCAATATCAGATAGATCTGGTCAAGCATTTCCTTATAAAGAAATGGTTAAAGAGTGGACAGGTGCATTAGTTCATATTTCAGAGTATGAACCTAAACATCCACAACTAGATCCACCATATCATAAAGCAGATGCAGTAGCTTTACAAAATACAAGATCACAAAGATTTCAACAACCTACAACTGTCGCAACTAATGATACAACTTTAGCTGATTCTGGGGGTATTACAGTTGGTGTAGCAAATTTAACTTTACCAGGACAATTTGGATTTTTAAATCAAGGAACTTCATCGATGATTCCTGCAGATCCATCATTACAAAATAGAAGAAGACAAGTATCTATGGAAATTAATTCAGTAACCGTGAGTATCACATAATGGCTATAACATATTCAGATTTTTTAACACAAGTAAGAAACTATACTGAAGTTGATGCAAATGTTTTGACTGACGCAATTATTCAAGATTTTATTAGATCAGTTGAGTTAGATGTTGCTGGCAAGGTAGATTATGATGATCTAAGAAAGTATGCTAATTCAAGTTTTACAGCAACAAATAGAGCTGTATCTATGCCTTCAGATCTTTTAATTTTAAGATCTATACAAGTCGTTGATGGCAGTGGTAATAGAACTTTTCTTGAAAAAAGAGACACTAGTTTTATTTCAGAATACAATGGAACTGGCACACAAGGCACACCAAAATATTATGCTAATTGGGATGAATTTAATATTATTGTAGCACCTACTCCTGCTACGGGTAATACAGTTCAAATCAATTACATTAAAGATCCACCTCAATTTACATCTACTAATCAAACTTATTTAGCAAAATATCAAGAGTCGATGTTACTTCATGGTGTTCTTGCTGAAGCTTTTAGATTTTTAAAAGGGCCTCAAGATATGTACAACTTATATGAAAAGAAGTATAATGAGGAAGTACAGAATTTTGCCCTACAACAAATGGGTAGAAGAAGACGTGCGGAGTTTGATGATGGTGTACCAAGAATAGTAGTGCCTTCACCTTCTCCGAACCAAAATAATTAATTAAGGAGAATAATTATGGCTATAACAACAAATGCAATTTGTAATTCTTTTAAAAAAGAATTACTTCAAGGTAAACATGACTTTGATACTGCTCCGAACGGAGATACATACAAGTTAGCTATGTATACTAGTTCAGCAACTTTAGGTAAATCAACTGAAAACTATACAACTAGTAATGAAGTTTCTTCACCATCAGGATACACTGCTGGCGGAAAAGCTCTTGTTAATGAAGGTGTAAAAGTTTCATCATCAATAGCAATTACTGATTTTGCTGATTTATCTTTTGTAGGAGTTACATTGACTGCAAGAGGTGCACTAATTTACAACACACAAACAGATGGTGGTTCTTCAACTACTGATGCTGTTGCTGTGTTAGATTTTGGAAGTGATAAAACTGCAACATCTGGAACGTTTACAATTCAGTTCCCTGCATTTACAACTTCTGCAGCTATTTTAAGATTAGCGTAATAAGTTAAAGGATATGAATGTCAAACACATGGGGTGCACTTAGTTGGGGACAGGGAGACTGGGCTGGTCAAGGCGATGTCTCTCAAGCTCTTTCAGGTATAAGTGCATCCTTTAGTGTTGGACAAGTTGTTGCTGATGCCGAGATACAAATCGGTTGGGGTGGTGACACATGGGGTGAAAACGAATGGGGTGATCTATCTGGATCACAACCAATAGCAGTTGGATCTCAATTAACATCATCAATAGGTTCCGTTTCAGAATTAATTATTGCTGATGCGACTGTAGATGTTACAAACCTTGGTCAGATGGCTTTTGGAGAACCATCTGTACTTGGTGGAACTTCAATTAATCAAAATG